CGGTAAGAAAATCATATCATATGTCTGGTCACGCGCGAGACTATGTAGTTGAGTTTGGATTACCTACTAAGGGTGGTAAAACTACTAAACTTTGGATGGATTACGAAGAATATCAGCACATGCTTAACTTTAAAGAAGAGTGTGAGATGTTCTACTGGTACGGACAAAAAACATACAACAATGCAGGTAATACCTCCATGAAAGATGAAAACGGTCAACCAGTAATCGTAGGTCCTGGATTATTAGAGCAAATAGTTAATAAAGATACTTACTCTAGTTTGACAGAGACTAAAATTAAGAATATTATTGGGGACTTATTCTACGGAATGACAGATTCTCAAAATAAACAAGTTACGCTTTATACAGGTACAGGTGGTATGCGTGAATTTGATGAAGCTCTTAAAGGGCATTACTCTAATACTACTTCTAACGGTTGGAAGACTGGAGGAGAAAATAGATTCATCACTGGTTCAGGTAGAAACCTTGGTATGACAGGATACTTTACTTCTTACGAGCATATTGACGGACATACAGTAAATGTAGTTAAACTACCTTTATTTGATCATGGTCCTGTTGCTCAAGCAAGTGGTAAACATCCTACTACTGGATTCTCACTAGAATCTTATCGTATGGTATTTGTTGATCAATCAAATTATGATGGTCAAGCAAATTTACAGATGCTTTCTAAGAAAGGTCGTGAAATGATGAGATGGTGTGTTGCAGGTAGTGTGGTACCTAGAGGATTTGATGCAGGATCTGCAAGAGCTTCTGATGTTGACGGTGCTTCCGTTCACATGTTGAAGACTGCGGGTATTGTATTGAAACGTTTTGATACGTCTCTAGATATTACGTGTACAGCGTCGTAAGGTAGCATAAGGATACTTATGTTATATTCACGTTGCATCGTGAGTCTATATAAATTGGTTTTTAGTTAGGTTGTGGGGAAGCAATTCCCCCTTCCGCTAAAACCTAATAGGAGAGTTATTCTTTCCAACCTATTATTAATAATTTAAAAGAACTGAAAATGGCAAGTAAAAAAGTATTTTTAAGAAGAAAAACAATTGATAATTTTCTTCCTGAAGTAGTACGTGCTGAGGCTACTATGAAACTCAGCAGTGTTTTTGTAAACAGACAACCTTTAAAAGGATTTGATTATGAAGACGAAAAAAAATATCTAAATGGAATTTTAGATGTTGATCCATCTAATCATGAATGGCCAAAATATGCAAAACAATTTTGGGCAGAACTGACTATAAAAGTTGGATTTGAAGGTGTTGAACTTGAAATTGGTAAAACTGATAGCGGAGATCCTATACAAATAATGGATTGGATTCAATATAATTTTGCACTAAGGCATCCACATGTTGCTTTAACTGAAGAAGAAATGAATGCTAGCTACACTAAACGATTTTATGTCCAAGATCTTTCAAAAGATGAAATGAAAAAGAATCTTAAAATTCAATCTAAAAAAGATGCAGATAAAGAATTTATTAAGATCTCTTCTGATAAAAAAAGAATGGCTTGGGTATTAAGACTTATGTCTGATACTAATCCTGATATTATGAGCAGAGAGCAGATAGAAAATTCTTTATATGATTTAAAAGAAAAGGATCATAAGAAATTTTATAAGATTGTAACTGATAAAAATCTTAGTATGAAAGCAGAACTAGAAGAAATGGTTAGTGCTGGAGTTTTAAGAAAGATTGGAAATCAAGTTATTTTTATAGATGAAATATTAGGAGAAACATTAGATGACACTATAATTCATTTAAAAGATAAAAAGAATTCTGGTAAATTAACAATATTAAGAGCAAAGCTTAAAGAGTTAACAGTATAATATAATGACAATAAATGATATGCATTTATCAGTGATACAGGGCGTGGACAAAATCCATGCCCAAATCGCTGACACTTTACTAGCTACTGAAATAGATAGAGAGTTAAATAAAGCTATCGAACAATTTGTAAATACCAGATTTCAAAAAAATAATAAATATGGTTTAGGGTTTGAGGAGTCTCAAAAAAGAAGAGATGATTTACGAACTTTAGTAGTAGAAGATAGCAAGCCTGCTGTATTTAAAGAGATTGTAAGAAATGAAACACAAGATGGAGGAGCTTTAATTGTAGACACAATTACATTACCTTATAATTATAGGCACCTTATAAATATATCTTCTGTAGTAATGAGATCAAAAGATTGTTCTCCATTCTCATATATATTAAGAGATCAAGATAAACTATTTTATTTTGTTTTAAATTATAAAAATTTTATTACAAATGGAGGAGGTAATTATCTTAGAGGCATACAATTAGTTGATACAATTGAAGAGGATGATGGTTCAGGTACGCAACAAAGTATATATGATGTTGCTGGACTAGGATTTAATGATGTATTGCCAGGAGATCTTGAAGGTACTGATTATTTTAATGGATTAAGTTATCCTCAAGATAAACAGTTATTTATAGACACTTTTATTGAGTGGATTAATTCTGAATTTGAAGGAGCTATGGTAGCTTTTTGGGAATCATGGTGGCCATCAGGAGGACCTGAAAATGCAGAATTTGAAGGATTTCAAAATGCAGAATCATTTAGTTTTCCAGGATCTTTTGTAATTCTTGTGAATGAAACGGGTTTTCCTGACTATTCAAATTTTGATGCTAATGGAGGACTACCTTTAACTAATATGGTTGGGTATGATAGTAATAATGATAGAGTAGTGTATGAACCTGTTAGGTATGCGGCTGATTTAACAGTGCAAAGAAGGATTCCTTCAACAACAGATTTTATAAGAGAAACACATCCTTGTAGATTAATACAACATGATGATATATTTAAACTACTTGACGATCCTTTTAATAAAACAAAATACACTAGCCCTCTCACTGTAATGCGAGGAACCAGTGTAGACATATATACAGATGATACATTTGTAATAGATCGAATAAGATTAACTTATTTAAGACAGCCTGTGCTAGTATCACTATCAACAAATACTGATTGTGATTTACCTGTACATACACACGAAGAAGTTTGTAAACTGGCTGTATCAAGTATCTTGGAAGAAATTTCCGACCCAAGATATCAAGGCCACTTAACACAAGTGGACAAAATGGAATAATAAATTAAATAATAATTTTTAAAATAATTTAAAATGGCAAGACAATTTTTAATAGGAGAACTAGGTTCAACAACTTACTCTTCTGGAAAACTAGCTGATACAGGACTAAATATTGAAGTTCTTGATGTTAGTAATGATGAAGGGCCTATCTCGTATAATGCCTCTACAATGGCAAATCCGGATATGTTTAGAATCGTTCAAGGTACTACTTCAGGACCAAATGTTTATTCAAATTGGATGAATCCAAAAAACGTAATTGCGTTTGACGGTAGTTCAGCTGAAACTTCTACTCATCATGAAGCAAGATTAGTGGTAGCTGGTAACTCAGTTGTTGCTGCAGGAGCAAATAATGATTTAGAACTTAAGTTTGTTCTACATAATGGTGTGACTGAAGAATTTTGGCACTTAAACGTGACAAGTATTCCAGCAGGAGCTACTACAGCAGATAGTGCTGCAGATGATTTTATAAAAACAGACTATGATGCTGCTACAAAACCAGATTGGTTAAATGCAACTTGTAGTGTAAATGGTACGTTAGCTACTACAGCTACAGGTGCAGCAAGTGCTGCTGCTTGTACTTCTACTCATGTTCAATTCTTAGGACAAGTTCCTGGAGGAACAACAACTTCTTCGGGAGATGCTTGGGAAGGAGATGCTGCAAGAATATCAGTAATTGTAGTTAGTCAAAATGACATAGGTACAGCTACTTTTACAGCTTCTGAATCAACAAGAGGTGAAAATGGTGTAGGTACTTATTACAGTGTAAAAAAGTTTGAAGATAAAATGAAAGGAATTATGTACGGTTATTATAACAGACGTAATCTACCTAATACTCCAGATAACGGAGCTGTAGTTGGAAGTACTTATGATATGATTACTTTAGTAGCTACTAAAGATGGTAGTTCAGCTAGCGGACAAATTCACGGAGTAGATAACTTAGATGAAATATTCATTGCAGGTAAAGCTGGTGTTTCAACTATTTATACTGCAGATGATTTAACTTCATTTGTAGAAAAGTTGAATACTTTATTACCATTAACAGGTATAACAGTTTAACTAGGATATTAATTTTTAAAATAGAAAAAAATGGCAAATACAGCAAGACGAAGTGATGGTAAAAAATCACAAATGAGTGCTAGTTACATGAGTAAATATTTAGACTTTGTAGCTGGTAATTGTTCAAATTTAACAGGAACACCAGTCGCAATTACTCAGAGTGAAGGTAATACTGCAGTAGGATCTAGTGATGCTGCTGAAGTACTAGCAGCAACAATGAATGCAGACGCAATTAATACGTGTGCATCCGATGGATCTGCAGCTAGCTTAAATATATTACCTGTGTGTACAAAAGGAACACATACGGTATTACATATTACAGGAGATATAGATCAAACTGGAGCTCTTACAATTGCAGCAACTAATGCTACATCTGGAGCAGCAGGAGAATTCGCTTTTCAAGTAATTCAACCTGAAAACGGTTATGCATCAGCTCAAGCAGTTATTACTGCAGGAACTGCAGCGGCACCAACTTCAGTTAATATGATATATACAGCAGCAGCAGCTGACACAAATTTTTTAGGCGTAGGAAGTCTTATACACTTCTTTGCAGTACAAGAAAATGAGTGGTTAGTGAAAGTGTTTAATGTCAAAGAAGGAACTGGAGCTACGGGTACGTTTACAGTATCGTAATTAATTTAACAATAATATAGATTAAGGGGGTCTTAGGATCCCCTATATCTATTTAATCTTTATCATTTATGGCAAGTGTAAAACTATCGCTTACACCAGATTGTAGGTTATTAACCTATCATTTAACAGGAAGTACATTTGAAGGTACTTCACCTCAAGCTCAATCAGAATTAGCTAATATTGAATTTTACAATAACGGAACTTTAGTACGATCTGGAGATGTTTTACTTTCTAATGTAGAAGCTGATAATACAGTTCCTGGAATAGAAGTATCTGCAAATCAATTTACTATAAATATTGGTAATGATGATGAGTGGGTTAATCCTGGTATTATTACTATAGTTTTACAAGATTCTATGGGTAATAGAGCTAGCGCAGCAATTTTATCTAGTTGTGAATTAGATTGTTGTTTAGCAGAAAAAGTTTTAGATTTAACTAAATGTACAGATTGCAATTCAAAATGTAGCGACAAATTAGCTATGTCACAAAAAATCTTTCTTTATTTAACATCTATTAAAACTATGTTATCTCAATTAGGAACAGATGTAGGAATAAATGAAGGAATTATATCTCAAGCACTAGATACTTATAATGCAGCTAAAGACTTATGTTCTGACAGTTGCGGATGCAATTGTTAACTATGTCAAAAAACTTTAACAAAAACGATACATCATCTAATATGAACAGATTTTCTGCTTCAGAATCTAAGTCGTATCCAACATTATCTTCAACTTCATCAACATTTATAACTGCTGATACTTTTTCATCAAATATGCCTAAATTAGTTCAGGGTGTAGCTTTTCTTGAAAATAGTAATAGATTAAAAATAGAAATAAGATATAAGTATGATACTGAATATGATAGAATAGTTAATATTCTAGATGCAGATGGATCTAAAAATTTTACTGCTGATTATTCTAATAATGGAGAAGTTTCATTACTTTATAAAAAATGGACAAAGCGTAAAACTTATAAAAAAAGTTTAACATTAATATTTGCCTCTGGAGATTCTAAAAGAATAGAACTCACAGTACCTGGTAAAAATTCAAAATTAGAATCTTCTATACAAGATATATCATCTATAATGAGTTCATCTCCTTATGATAATCTTTTAGCTTTAAGTACAGGTATACAATCAGATAATACTTTAGTAAGTAGTGTAATTCCTAAACAAGATCCTTATAATGTTTTTAATTATGATAAAGTTTTTGTTAATAAATTACCATTTGTATATTATGTAAACTCTGATTCTTTAAATGAAATATTTATTAAAGATGGAGTTAAATCTTCTGTTTCTTCTGTAGAGGAAGGTGAATCTTTAAGAGGTGTAGGACATTTACATCCTGCTCCAGCAGAACAAGAAATACATTTTGTAAATGTAATAACTTCTTTAACAGATAATTTAAAAACTAGAAAAGATCTTTTAAGTAAATTAAATACATCAATTTTTACATATGGATTTATATACGGTAAAAATTTAATTAATATACCAGATGATGCTCCTACATTTTATGTTTGTAAAAATGAAGGTGATGCTTCAAATTGGATAACTACAGGAAAAGATTGTGATGGAACTACAATCGATACTAGATATAGAACAGGAGAAGAGCCTGCAGTATTTTTAGATGGCAATTGTTGCTCATCAATATGTGATAGTTTTTCTATTCAAGTTAGGAATACAAGTGATTTAGATGCAAAGTTTGGACTTAACGTTGGAAAAATAAAAGTATTTATAACTGGAGGACAAGGTGACTTTTCTATAAATATTACTAATAGTGCAACAGGTTTAAATACAACTACATCAATAACAGGAGATGAACATGAATTTACATCATTAGCATTTGCTGAATCAAATCAAAGTCCTTATAAAATAGTAGTAACAGATGCAAATTCTTGTAAAGCTACTTCATATATACAATTAGGAAGAATTAGACGAGATGAGTCTACATTAATTCAAGGATGCACTGATAGTAATTCTTTACTTTATGATTCTTCTGCTACTTATAATACAGGATGTTTATATTGTCAATCTTTAGGTCCTAGAGGTGAAAAATATGGAGGTTTAGCATTTGGAATATCAAGTGCAACTGCTAAAGCAACGGGAGAAGAATTAATTGTAAATCAACATAGTTCTGTTGTAGATGCTGCAGCAGATGGAGCAATAGGCAATGGTAAAATTTATTTTAGAGGATCTGTACATCCTGCAGCATTACCTGTAATTAATCAAGATGCAGATGTTAGTTATAGACTAGCTTTATATAATTTAGGTAATACTGAAGATGCAAATTCTTTAACAAAAGCACAAGTACTAGCTTTAAGCACAAGCAATCAAGATGGGGATCTTGAACATGAATGGAGCAGTTTAGCTACTGGATGGTATGCAGTTGCAGCATCAGTTCTTAATGTTCCTAGTTTAGCTGATTGTGTAAGTGTTTATAGATTTTATGTAGGATATGGAGGATGTACTGATACATACGCTTCTAATTATGATAAGAAAGCAACTTATTTAAT